AAATATCATAAACAACGTTTCTACCGACGATACAGCAAGTGATCCAGGTCCTGGAAGGGGCATTAAAAATCCACATGACGACAAAGGCCGTGGCTGCAAGCACATTCTGCTAGTTCTTGCGAATGGCGATTGGATGATGAAGGTTGCAAGTGTAATTAACAATTATGTTCATTATGCTGAAGAGCACTTACAAAAACCATTCTTAAAAATCATCTTCCCTAAATTATATGGCGTTCCTGCTGATGAGGCAGTAGAAAATGGCTTACTTGGTACTGATGAATTCTTAGATTCAAGCAAAGGCATGATTGATGCTATTAATGAATATGGAAGAAACCGTGGTAAATATAGACCAGGCACAAATAAGAACCCTGTTACAGGAACAGGTGGAAAAACCAAAAAAGAGGTCAGTTCTGAAGTAAATTCAGATGAAACTGACGAAAATAAATAATATTATTATTTATTGTATAATATAAAAGGAGTATTTTATAAATAGCCTATGGATACAAATAAAATTAACATAGAAGCGTTTAATAAATTATCCCCAGAAGAAAAAGCATACGCTCTTAAGGTATTACAAGAATTGTCCGAAACCGGACAATCAGATACCCTAGATGACTTAAAGTATTCTGACTTTGAGGAAATACCTGTAGACATCGACACATTCTTAGATGATGATGATTATTTCGGAAAAAGCATCTGAATGGCCGATGAATATTCTGGTGAGCGTAAATGCACACTCTTCCCATATTGACGCGAAACATTACATAAATTATTCCCAGACAACCTAACGACTGCATACAATACGTTGATATTGACAGGCGCTATCGGTCTTGGTAAAACAGAAGTCGCTGTACTTGCAATGTCTTACCTCTTATACAGAATGCTCTGTCTAAAAGACCCATATGCTTATTATGGAATGATGCCTAACGATAAGATATCATTTTCGATGTTAAACATCACATTAGATGCCGCCCAAGGTGTTGGCTGGGATAAAATGCAGCAACATATACAAGCATCCCCATGGTTCATGACACATGGTAATATGAATGCTAGTAGAACAAATCCAACATGACAGCCTCCAAAAGGCATTGAGCTTATCTTCGGTTCTAATAACCGTCACGTCGTTGGTCGTGCGTTGTTCTCAAACCTTACCGATGAAGTTAACTTCGGAATCGGTTCCGACGTAGAGAAGAAAAAAGAAAAGCAAAAGAAAATGATTGCTCAAATCGATGCTCGTATGAAATCCCGTTTCATGAAGGGAACATACTTGCCAACATTGAACATCATTATCTCATCAAAAGATACAGAACAATCATTCTTAGACAGTTATATAAATACTAAAAAACAAAACGAATCAAAGACTACATTAATTGTCGATGAGCCACAATGGGTAGTCAGAAACGATAAAGGTTCTCCAAATGACCCAGGAAGTTTCTATGTAGCAGTAGGAAACAAGGTATTGGCACATGAGCTATTACCAGTTGATTTTCCTGAATCAGAAGCTGATAAATATAGAGAAAAAGGCTATACTTTAATTAGAGTACCACCTGGATTCAGAGAGGACTTTGAAACCAACTTAGATCAATCCTTAATGGATATTGCCGGTATCTCATCATCCAGCATGACGAAGTATATATCTGGCGTAAGATTAAATCAAGCAAAAGTTGATACTTACAAAAACCCATTTACGAAGGATGTCATTGAGGTAGGCAATAATCCAGAAGATAAATTACAATATGCCAACTTCTTCGATTTGTCACAAATAAGCCCAAATGATATGTCAAAACCGATGTTCATTCATCTTGACTTATCAACGACGGGTGACAAAACTGGTATTGCTGGTGTATGGATTACTGGAAAACGTCCTACACAAGGAGATGAAGATGCTTCAAAAGAACTGCAATTCAAACTTGCATTCTCAGTATCAATAAAAGCTCCAAAAGGCTATCAAATTAGCTTTGAAAAAACAAAAACATTCATCTACTGGCTACGAGACCGTGGATTTGCAATTAAAGGCGTTTCATCCGATACCTTTGATAAATCTATTGTCCAAGAGCTAGGCGGTCATGGATTCAAAACTCAATTCTTATCTGTTGATAGAGTTGACCTAAAAACAAGAGTCTGTCTTCCATATGCCTATCTAAAATCAACGATTTACGAAAGACATATAGAGATTTATAGAAAATGTGACCAATTAACAGATGAATTGATTGGCCTTGAAAGAATGTCAAACGGTAAAATAGACCATACTGCCGATGGCATAAACTCAAAAGACCAGGCTGACGCGGTATGTGGCGCATTATATCTAGCAAGTCAGTATGCAGACCAATTTGCATATGATTATGGGGAAAGCTTAGATGCTGCGTTAGAAGTAAATACAACTTATTCCGAAAATTATAAACGAAGACAAATGATTACTGACTTCGAACAAGAATTAACAAGAGCTTACGCTAATGCTGGAAAAGACGACGAAGACAATGGATTCGGAGTTGCAGCACATAACGTAACTCAACAAGATTACCAAGATATTATCGATGGTATAATTATAGTATAAAGGAGAGCACACATGGCTGAAACAAAAACTAAAACTACAAGAAAGCCAAAAGCTACTAAAACAGAATTAGTTGGCAATCAAGCAAAGCCAGTCGTTCTTGATTCCACTACAAAGTTAGATATTGATACTCAAAAAACATTAGTAGACAATATTATTGTTGGTGGTTTAACTGGAAGACTAGATACTGGCGAAATTGAAAAGTTTACTTCTATTTCAAATGCCAGAGACCAAGTTTATCAATTAATCGATACAATGTGTAAAGATTCATCTGTTGCGTCTATTGTCAGAACTTATGCTGAAGACGTATGTGAAATGGGTGATAACGGACATATTATCTGATGTGAATCAAACAATCCTGACATAAGCAAGTTTATTAACTATTTACTTAATGTCATGAACGTTGACAAAAACATCTTTGGCTGGACCTACTGCTTATTAAAATATGGCGATGTTTATCTAAGACTCTACAGAGAATCTGACTACGATGACAGATTATTCAAGCAAGATAATATTAATAAAGCTGATACAGGCAGAAGACTAAATGAAACAGTTAAATTAAATATGCATGCAGCCAATGACCCATACAGCTATTATGTTGAAATGGTTCCTGACCCAAGTACAATGTTTGAGTTAACTAAATATGGAAAAACCTATGGCTATATTGAAGTTCCAAATGCCGAAAATACTGCATTTGATTTCTCAGAGGCGTTCATGGGTGGACAACAAACAAATATCTTCAATTATAAATTAAAATCACAAGACGTTATCGTTTATCAAGCTGATGACTTCGTTCATGCTTGCCTTGAAGATAATTTCACAAGATTCCCAGAAACAGTTAAAATCTTTACGTCTGATGCCGATTATAATTCAGACAGCAATGGGTTAAATTATTCTGTCAGACGCGGTAAATCACTATTATATGATTCATATAAGATTTGGAGAGAAAAATCATTACTTGAAGGCGCAGCGATCCTAAATAGATTAACCCGTTCAAGTATCCTTAGAAAAGTCGCTGTTGAAGTTGGTGATATGCCTAAAGAGCAAGCTCAATTAACGCTTAGACGTGTTAAGGACATGCTTGAACAAAAAACAGCTATCAATGAAAATGGAAGCATGTCTGAGTATAATAACCCAGCTGCTATGGAAAATAACATATACTATGTTACCCATAATGGACAAGGTGCCATCACAATTGATTCTGTCGGCGGCGATGTAAATGTTAAAGACCTCGCAGACTTAGACTGGTGGAATAATAAATTCTATTCATCTTATGGAATTCCAAAGCAATACTTTGGTTGGACAGACGACGGCGCTGGCTTCAACGGTGGAACCGCATTAACAGTCTTATCCAGCGTTTATGCTAAAGGCGTTAAGAGAGTTCAAAACTCAATTATCCAAGCTGTTACTGATATTATTAATTTAATATTAATTAATAAAGGATTAAAGAGCTACTTAAATAACTTCGTTTTAAAGATGAAAATCCCAGTAACGCAAGAAGAAGTAAGCTTCAGAGAAAGCTTTACTGCTAAGATCTCTGCATTAAGCAACCTTCAAAGCTTATTAACCGACGTCGAAGGAAAGACAAGAAGATTAGAAATCTTAAAGACCTTAGTTGGAACATTGAACTTTGGTGATGATATTCTAACTCAAATCGACAAAGAGATTCAAGCTACCGAAGAAGCTGAAAAAGCAGAAGCTGAGGCTGCCAAAGCCGAAGAAGAAGCTGCTGCTGCGGCATCAACTGAAACAGAGGCAACTCCAGAAGCAGCTGAAGAAGCTCCAGCTGAAGAAGGGGGCGAAGACTTAGAACTTACCCCAATGCCAATGGAAGGATTTAAACCAACAGAGGGAACAACTGCCTTAACTGAAGATGGCTTCTTAGATGATGACGATGATCTTCCAACGGCAGAAGACCTTAAAAAAGATTTCACAGAAAATAAATAATTTCGAAAGGAACTAAATAATGATTACGAAAAATGATTGTCTATCAATTCTTGTTAAGATGGAGGACAATGGGCTAAACGTCAATTCTTATATTAAGAAATTAGTTGGCTCAAAGGAAATTCCGTTAGATGTTCTCCAATTCATTTCAAGAAACAGAGGAATTGAAGTCGGAAACTTCTACGAAATGCTTAGAAAAAAGCATAACCAAAGCAAATCACCATTATATACTAATATATTAAAAGAAGTTGATAATATCAATGATGTTATTACCACATTAACCTGTTTGATGACTCAAATTGTGTTATATGGCAAAAAGCTCGAAGATAATAGTCAATTCTATAAAGAGGTAAGAGCTGAAGAAATTACACGTGTATTGAATGATTATTTCAAAACCGAAATACCAGATAGCTGTGTAAAGTTAATCAAGCTCATTAAATCTGATATATTAGTCTTAGAATATATTGCTGGAAGACGCGAATTAATCCGAGGTTAATCAAATAAACACAAAAACGGAGTAAAACTCCGTTTTTTATTTTTTTCCTTTTTTATTATTCTCTAAATTAATTGAT